CTAGGGAATGCAACCTCTTCGGGAGGAAGATTACGAAACTCTTTTCGTGCATTTTCTACAAACTCCCATAAGTCTTCTTCCGTTCCACCCATGACAACTTTGAATGCGTCTGTTAGTCTTGACCTTACCCATTGTGGTGTAGAAGACTTTGCAGTCTCAATACCCATCATCTTTAGTTTCGGTTGTGCAAGCCTTACACCTTCGTTGTCATGAACATTTAGAATGTATCTTTTCTTTGCAGTCCAAATACCTCTGTCTGCAATTACCTCTCTCCCCATTTCCATTTTCTGTTGGAATGCATTTGTATATTCTGCAAGGTCGTCAAATCCGTCTGCAAGAACTTTCTCAAACATACCTTCGGACTTGTTCAAGAAATCAATAATCTTACCCTTGTCTGTTTCTTCGGGCATGACTTTCTTAACCAGTTTGTCCATAGTGATATACACTGAATCAGTATCCATTGCAATCACAAAATCTTCGTCCTCAGTTCCAAGAGTCTTGTTCATGAACTCATTGATAGTTCTTTCTGACCACTGGATAATCAACTGACCACTTGTAGTGATTGCCTCTGCAAGGTCAATAGAAAAGAATGCAAAGTATTGATTTGCAAGAGCTCCGTATGCAGAGTTCAGTGCAATCTTTCTGACCTGTTGATTGTTGTATGCACGCTTGATTAGAGTATCAAGTTGTCTTCGCCGTTTTGCATCTTTGCACGACTCTCGTTCAACTTGATACTCAATCATTTTCTTTTTCCACATTCTTCTCTCGTCATAGAACTTTTCCATGAGCTCGGGAAGGAAACCTTGACGGTCTCTAGTGAACTTTGTTCCGTTAGGACATACAGTATTGTTCTGTTGTTTTAGATATGATAGGTCACACTGTTTGTTCAGTAATCTATCAATCGATACATCTTCTTTGTATCCTTTCACCATTTTCTCGGGACTGATATTGTACTGCATAATGATATGTGGATACAGTGAGTTCAAGTCAAAAGACACAACCCAGTTGTGGCCACCCACCAATGGTTCCTTGACATATGCACCTATGATAGGTTTGTTCTTGTCATTACCTGTCTTGAGTCTTTGTGGTGGTGTTTGTATGTTCTGTTCTTTGAGGAAGTTGTATATGATAGTTTCCCAATACTTTACCATGCCAAATGTATCATTGTAATTACATTTTGCATTGTATGACATGGTTTGAACCAGTTCTATCAATCCAAGTTTCTCTTCTAGTTGTTCAACCAATACAGCGTCTTGAACATTATACTCAAGGAACTTTGCATAGTCTTGTCGGTAAAGGGTGTGTAGATTTCCATACTCTGAGTAGTCGAGTTTCCCTTTACCGAGTTCGACATTTGCAATATGGTCTAGTCTGTATGATTCTTGATTTACGAATGTATGTTTACGATATAGTTCTAGATAGTCAAGAACATTGATACCATACAGATTGTATACCATGTTCTTTTGATATCCTTGAGCCACAAACTCACGAACATCTGATTGATTCCATGGTGATAGTTTTTTGTGTTCGTCCTCTCCAAGTATCTTGTCGATACGATTACAAAGATATGTGATATCGAATGAGTTTACATTCCAACCTGTAATGATATCAAAAGATTCTTTTCTCCAGTATTTGATAAACTCTATGAGAAGTGCAGCCTCATTCTTACAATTGTGATATATTACATCTGTCCTGTCATGTTCCCATGGCCCGATACCAAACACTACACATTCTTTTCCAAAAGGTTTGATAGAGATTGCATTGACTTTCTCGCCTGCAATCATAGGGTCGGGGAATCCGTCTTCACACTCACACTCAATATCGAGTGAAGCAGTCTTGATTAGTTTTTGATTGAACTCTATATCACCTTGAAACTTGTCTGCAATATAGGTGTAGATATATCTGTCGTATCCGTGGATTTCGAATCCGTCAACACCAGCATATCTCTCTCTGAACTTTCTTGCACCACCCATGGAGTTGAGGTTGACTACCTCAAGGTGTCTACCGTCTAATGCACGATAAGCTGTCTCACCTTTCTTGGACGGAATGTAATGATTAGGACGATAAGAAACAGCCATCTTGACTTGTTTCTTACCTTGATATCCTTTGACTAAAATTTTGTCACGAGTACGACATACATTTGTATAGAAATCCATAATATAATTATACTAGAGGGATACTATTCTGTCAATGTAGTTCTGTCTGTATAATCGGAAAAATGTTTACTGACTACATCTTTTATGTCTTCATAATGTGCAATCTGTTCCATTTCTTTTTGAATGGTTTCTACATGGTCACCATGTTCTGCAACACCAGCTGAGTTCTTGCATTGCACAAGAACATTCACTTTGTGTTTTTCTATCTGACCGTCTGCATGTTTAACAACAGCTTTCAATAAATCACTTGTCATATCTTTACTCATGCTAACTCCAAAATTTGTTCTTGTAAGAACTTACTCCTTCTACCAACTTGACCGTACCATCTAGAATCTTCCATTTGTCTAGCCATTTCATTCCAGTCTGAAACTGAACATGCATATAACATATTTCTAAATTTACCTAAACGATTTGCACCTAGATTGAAACACATATCAACTAATGTATGTTGTGCATTTTCGGGTAAACTATCAAAGTCGATATTATTATTTTCACAAACATGTAATGTTTCTTCAACATGTTTATCAAAATCATTATCATAGTACATATCTACTACTTCTTGACTTACTGGTGTGCCAGCTGATTGGCCATATTCGGGGTCACCCTTTTGAATTAAGTGTCCTACACCTAATGTTAGATATCCTAAAGAATCCTCATAGACTTCTAAGACCTCACCTTCGTGGTCTTTAATCTGAGCTTTCAGTATTTCCTTGTTCATTCTTATCCCTCTCTAATTGTTCTTCTATGAGTTCAACTAATATATCACCCATGAGTGTATTTAATGTATCATTATTTAGTAGTTCGTCCAAGTCGCCACCCTCAGGCAATCTACGAATTGTTCTTTGAAAATTTAAATGTGGTTTACCGTCTTCAAATTGTACATCACCATACTGATAAACTAATCCTTTAAACTCACCACTAATGATTTCTATTCCAGCGTCCTTTTCATGTGGATTCTCTACAACTTGATAGACCTTCCCGAATAGTAGTTTAGAGGAACTCATCTAGTGAACCGTGTTTATCTCTATGGTGGTGACCGATAGGATTCTCTGTTTTACCTCTTACACCTTTAGTTGCAACATCACTTCCACAATATGCAACACATGTATGTCTGACACCTTCACCTTTAATCTGTGTCACACCATGTAATTCGTTTGAATCTGCAATGATAACATCACCGTCATCTGCATCGATACCAATTCCATATCTAGGGAATGAAAGATATGCACCGTCATAATCTCCACAACGGAACACGCACATAGTTGTCATTCCAAAATCTAAATCGTCACCGTCAACATGTGCAGACATTTTTCCAGCACCTTCGACATATGAATATTTGTTTGCAGATATAGAAGTAAACGGAGCTCCATTCAACCAGTATTGTTCTTCAACACTTGTATCACAAAAGTCTCTTTGTTTTTTCCAAACTTCGGGTGCGCCTTTCTTTAATGCAATCTCATTTAAAGTTGCGATTCTTTGCATACTTTCCCACTTCTCTTGATTTCTTTTTAGTTTTGACCAACCACTTAGACCAATCATTCCTGTAAATCTACCTCTCTTGTATCCCATGAAGATAGAATGTATAGGATTTGCCTCTGCAATCCTGTTGAATGAACCGTCCTTCTTTAGTGGATAGTATGAGTTTGCAGTTCTTAGTTTATAGTGAACTCCTTCAATCATACCTTTCTTTGCCATTTCTTCTTTATCGATAGGGCCAGCTGCATTTGCACGAAGAGTAGAAACATCTTCAATAGATTGAACTGTTTCTCTCAATTCCTCTAGGACTTCACCTTTGTAAACTCCTTTTACAATACATGCAAGTAGAGGTGGTTCCTCACCCAGTGTTGATACTGGTTTATAAATCTTTGTCAACTCATGGTCTGTTCCCACGGTTGATACTAAGTCTGTGATTTCACTTCCGTCTAACCACTGACCATTATATTTCTCCATAGTCTCTTTGAAACCATGGTCTACGGTTGGTGTATGTGTTCTAACTGACATTATACTTCTCCAATATGTTAGTAAAGACACTATCTACTAATGCCTTGAGACAAAGTGGTGCAACCATTAAACCAATTCTTGCACCTTTGTCGTTATAATCTCCCGTACTCCTATAGTCATCGGGAAGAGTCATAATCCTTTGCAATTCCTTTGGAGTATATATTCTCTCTCCACTCGGATGAAAGTGATTACCACCCATGAACTTTGGTTGACACCCTTGTTCAGTCAATGAATGTGCAGCTTGATTCCAAGGTACAATTCTTGACATGTAATAAGAGTGTTTCTCATCTTCGGGTTTTATAATCCCGTTTGCAATCTGTGTTCTAAACCAAGGGCCGACTATATCGTCACCTATACTAATAACTCTGTCTCTATCGTTTATCCCTCTCATTCCTAAACATGGGCCTGAGTTTGGAAAGTCGGGGTGTGTATCAAAACCAAATACCCAATGTGCTTTTGAAGATTCTCTCATAGCTTCTTCTAGGTATTTAGCATCTGCTTGATTCTGTGGGTCGTCTTCTAAGTCTGCAATTGCATCTCTAACTGTATATTCTTTTTGTGACTCTTCGGGGAAGACACTTCCTAAAACCATCCATGGCATTCCGATATCTTCTAGAACATCATTACGAACTGCAAGTATAAATGTTCTTTCTCTTTTCTGTGGTACTCCATGTCTTGCACCATTCATGACTTTATATACTGCAGAATAACCTTCTGCTTCAAAGTCTGATATCATTTTATTTAAGTGGTCTCTTGCATAATCCATTGTAAGACCTTTTACATTTTCACATATAACAACTTTGGGTTTTAGTTCTCCAGTAATACGAATCACTTCCCATGTAAGGTCTTCAATGTTTTCTTGTTTCATACCATATGCAATCTTCTCTTTGTTCCAACCTTCTCTTTTAGTTCCAGCCATAGAGAATGGTGGACAAGGTGGACTTGCATCTAGTATATCAATCTCTCCAACACCTAGACCACTCAGTTCCATAATACCTTTTCCAGTGACCTGTTTGATATCTTTACATTCGTGAGTAGTGTTAGGGAAATTCTGTAGGTAAGTATCTACATGAAGTTGTTGAAATTCGTTCATGTATTTGCAGTCACCACCAACAAGTTTGTATGCACATGATGACCCACCACCACCAGCAAAGAAAGTTATGTAATTAAACTTCTTTTGTGATGCACCTTCTTCAAGGTCTTTAAGTGTATATCTGAAATATTCGTTCATAAAAAAATCCTACTAAACATATTATATTATATTTAGCAGGATTTAACAAGGTGGTTTTTATATGTTATCTAAAACATTCTCGGGTGTAGAAACTTCATAAGGGTCAGTTTCTATATTGTTCCCGAAACCTTCTTCTGTAAATACATTTTCTACCACTCCGTCATTCACAACGATTGCATATCTCCAAGACCTAAATCCAAATCCTAGATTGTTCTTTTCACATAATGCACCGATACTCATTGTAAAACTACGAGCTCCATCAGGAAGTGATTTTACATTCTCGATACCTAAGTCTTTGAACCATGCATTCATAACGAATGAGTCATTGACTGATAGACAATATACTTCGTCTATACCTTTCTCTTGGAATTTACCGTAGTTTTCCTCGAAGCCAGGCAATTGTTGAGTCGAACAAGTTGGTGTAAATGCGCCAGGCAATGCAAAGATTACAATCCTTTTACCTTTTGATATTTCACCTGTGTTTATAGTTGAGAATTCGTCTCCGACTCTTAACGGAATATCTACAACTGGTATTGGGTCTCCAACATTTAATCCCATATTAGTACCTCTCTTTTATAAGATTAGACCCTCAGTATAACACTAAAGGTCTATTCTGTAAAGTGGGTATTTAGGAAATCTTGATAGAGACTGGTTTATCCTCTTCGGGGATAATCCTTTCCAAACTAACTTTCAAGATACCGTCTTTTAGACTTGCACCACTGATTTCTACATCATCTGCAAGTGTAAAACTTCTCTTGAATCCTCTAGAAGCTAACCCTTTATGAACAAAGTCCTTGGATTCGTCTTCTATTTTACCTTCAATAACAAGGACATTCTTCTCTTTAGTGATAGAAACATCTTTCTTACTGAACCCAGCAACTGCAAGTTCAACGGTGAAATGTTCATCGTCTTCCTTTACAACATTGTAAGGTGGGTAATTAGTTTGTGAAATATTTGACATTCTTTCGAGGTCTTCGAAATATCTATCAAATCCTATTGCGAACGGTCTGAATTGACCAAATATATCTAAATGTGTCATTTGCTTTTCCTCCTATAATTTAGCAAGGTTAACATTGTGTAATCCTCTATTGAGCAATTACAATAGTATTTATATATTATATGGGGTCAAAGTACAAAATGTCAAGGGTATTTTTGACAATTATTTTTTGCACGATTTCTAACTGTATTGTTGTTTGTAATCACCATGACCATCATGGTATTCACTTGTCTCATAGTTTTTCGTGTAAGTCTTTCATTTTGTATATCTGCTTCTATAGCTGGTATAAGAACTAAAGTTTTTATTGCAAACATCTTTGGAACTGACGGTGATTTACCCATAATAGGATTTAGTTCTCTGACACAATTATATTGAAGACTTTTATAAGTAGTCCATATATCTAATAATTGAAGAGTTGCAAAGATATAGAGTTGTGGAGTTGTGTATGAATCAACAAGTGTATATTGTGACTTTCTCTGACTTTCCTTTAACATGGATTCTATCGACTTCTGTGAATGTTCCATTCGGACAGCATTGATAAGTTCTTTCCGATAACAACAAGTCCACCCCATCATAATTTCTTGTTTGGCCCTCGAGTCTAGCACCGAGGTTGACGGCATCTCCGATAACGGAATAGTCAAATCTAATTTCTGAGCCCATGTTTCCGACAATACATTCTCCTGTGCTGATACCAATGCCGACATTGATAGGAGGAAGATTGAGAGGAGCAAGCTCTTTATTAAGTTTCTTGGTTGCATCTAACACCTCCAGTGCAGATTTTACAGCGAGTTCAGCATGGTTTTCACAGTCCAAGGGAGCATTCCAAAAACTCATGATACAGTCACCCATATATTTGTCAATAGTTCCTGAATTATTTATAATGATTTTAGTTTGCATATCTAGGAACTTGTTTATCAAGTCTACTAATCCTTCGGGGTCGTCATTATTTTTATAGTGTTCGCTTATCGGAGTGAACCCACATATGTCCATGAACATGAAGGTCATTTCCTTTCTTTCTCCACCAAGTCTTAATTTTTCAGGATTCTTTGCAAGCTCGTCAACCATATCAGGAGATAAATACTTTTGAAACTGCTTCTTAATTTGTTCTTTGAGTTGATAGGTTTTATAATATTTGTTGAAGGAAGCATGTCCAAAAACTATTATGGAGGCAATCGATGAGTAGAAAGTATCGAAAAGAACGAGAGATGAAGACCACCAATAGAGAGACCCACCCACCTGAAATCCTACGAAGACTAGACTCCCTATCCCCGCAAAGGTTGTGGGAAGTTTGTAAACCATTGCCAATATTCCTAGAAGGACTATCAGAAGAAGAGCGTGAGACAAGAATTCAAGATAGTAGGATTGTTGTATACGAACTTCTTGCAAGACGGTTTGGAGGATTGAGGCTTGAACTTGAGAAGGATACATTACTCCCACTGGAGTTGAAACTGGATTATTAAGTCCCTCTGCAGTAAGACCCCAAATAAGTATTTTATTTTCAAGGTCTGACTCAGATAAATCAGCTGCAGATATTCTTTCAAAATCATACCAGTATCCGATTTGAACATCTGCAGTTGGTGTTGTTTCTATGGGTGCTTGTCTTCCCATACGAATCCACTCAATCCCAACTTCTTCCGTGACTCTAGTTTGATAATTTTTATGGTCACCAAATGCACGAAGAACTTCTAGAGCTACAGAAGGATACACAACATCATTTGCAGATACTATCAGGGGTGCTGACCTGATAGTCCCGTCAAAGTTTGGTGTACCTGCTACACTTGGTGTTGCAACTGTGACTCCTGAACCGTATGCATTCGTTTTCAGGATATCCTGAGGCGAAGCAATACCGTCAAAGCTCCATATATGTTCTTTGATATCTCCACCCCCGAATACAGATGTCCTGACATAGGGTGCAGAACCCGTATCTAACTGCGTGGTTGGAGCTGCAGATAGTATCGATAATCGATTTACTAATCCCTCTGCAAATTTATTATCCTGACCGAATCTATCAGGTTCTTTGAATAATTGTGTAAATACATGAGTGTTGGTATAAGAAGATTCCAACATGATATCTGCATAGATTCCTCTAGGCCATGGATATTGTCCATACTTTTCTAGAGACCTTTCGTCTATATCAACGAGGACTATATCCTCTACTTGTTCTATTTCTTTTTGTTGGTGTAGAAAGTCAAACCATGACCATGTGATATTTTCTATTAAGAAGGGATTCCAAATTTTAAGACCGAACAGCAACCCAATGGTCACTAGGACTGTCTTCCAAGAATACATTACTGAATCCAACAAACGGGATACACGCACCAGTAAGGATTAGCAAATCCTAACAACCATAATATTAAAATCCATAAAGGAATTTGTATCCATGTTTTTCCTTTAGACCACTCTCTGAATTGGATAGCATAAGGAGCCATCTTGTCGAACAACCACTGTTTCATTAGTTTCCTTGAGATACATTAACTGTACAACCACCAGCAGTATAACATGTTTGTGTTAATGTGTATGATTGATTTGTTCCGCCCTGTTGTAAAAGGTTTAGTGTTGTAGGTTCTGTTCCTTGAATTCTTATTTGTGCATTGTGATTTGCACTTCCTTTTTGTGTCATGTCTGTTATAGAACCGTCTGTAGTTCCATAGAAGTATGCATGACTATAATGACTTCCTGTTCCTTCTTGCCACGATTCGTGTTCTACATCGTCTGCATGAATATCAATGTAATGTGTATGGTCTCCGTGTTGATATACTTCGACTGTATTGTTGTCTCCCCATATGTGTCTACCATACTCTGCACCATCGAATTGTATTACTGTTTCTGTATTATCAGAGCCGTCAACATCACCACCCCAACTCTTTCCTGAACCCCAATATGGAACCCATGATATTTTATTACCACTTCCATTTTGTGTAAGATTGAATGTGTTTCCTTGGTGTGCGAATGAAAACTCAACAGTATTACCAAAACCCAATTGATTAATTGTAAGAGATACATCGTCTGCACTCCCAACTTGTTCTACATGGATATGATTATCATCAGTTGGGCCTGCAAGAACCATAGGGACTGATAATGTCCCTATAGTTATTAGTCCAACTATAATAATTAATCTTTTTAAAATATCCACCATAATAGTAATCCTAAGATTAGACCTTTTGCATATGCAACCCACATTGCGTGGTATTCGGTAATCTCTAATCTCTCTATCCACTTATAACTCAAATCTTCATGCCATTGCAAAACTTTTCGTAATAAGTCCATAAGTTTTCTCCTTTAAATAAGTATTTAGTTATTTTGGTTGATTATGATTTGAATTGCTGGGTCTCCATTACCAAATTCTATGATACCTTCATACCCGTCTGTTCTTAAATCTAGATATCCTGAATTACCATTTGCAATGATAATTTCAATAATACCATTAACTTCCCTATAAAATACTAACCTACCGTCTTCCTCGAATATGTTAAACTGTGAGTCTTTATTGAAACCAAAAGAAGCTCCGTCTAATCTTATTCCTCCAGTCACTTCCTGTCTATCTGTAAATTTTGCAGTAGTCTTTGTTAATTCTTCTACCACATCTAAAACATCTGTAAGGAAGTCAACATCTAAGTAATCTATATCTAGTCTGCTACCACGAGCGTCATAATCAGGGTCTTCTGCATAGTCGTCATAGTCTTTTTCTAATTCGTTAAATTCCAAGAAGTCTACATCTAGTACCCCTTGGTCTTCGTTCATATCTTCCCTTGCCTGTTCTTCTACGGCTTCTGCGACCTCTTGAGGGGGTGATACAATGAACATGTTATCTATCATAGAAGTTGTTAAATTGTTGATTACCACTGACCCTGTTGGTGGTGTTTCTATTGTTGATACCATGGTGGCTTGATATGCTTGATTGAGAGTGACACTTCCACCCTCGTTTGATACTATTATCTCACCCGAAGGTGTGACTCCGTCCTCATCAGGGAGCAGTATAACAAGTGTTCTTCCGAGCTCATCAATAGTTGTTGTGAAATCTGTACCGTTGATTGCAATCTGAGCTGTTGGTGTTGATATATCTATATTTGCTTTCTTTATTTTATTCCCTTTACCTGAAGCAAATCTTGCCGTACCTTGAACCATTCTCAAGGACATTTTTGATAGTGAAGGATTTGGGTCGTAGTATACTTCGTCAATGTATACTTCTGTATGTTCTATAAGGTCTAGTTCTTCTTCGTCCAAGAACTCTATTTTCATTCGACCATTGACGGTCTCTGCAACATCATATAGTTCTATTGCATAACCAGTTTGGTGAGGTGTGGATTCGTTATTACGAACTATTTGTCCAATACCAGTGGACTCAACTATGTCTCCAATGGGGTCAGCAAATGTGACCCCACTGATGAACAATAATAGACTAACTATCGTTAGCTGCGTCTTTCTGATTGATTTGAATAATCGCATTATCACTTTCTATATCCAGTACGATATTTGCATCAGGTGAAGAACAAGTATTACCTGCTCCACTTACACATGTTCCTGATAACTGGTTGATATCAACATCTGCACTATCTCCAACTAGAGTAAAGTCTAATGACTGTTCTCCGTCTTTTTGAAGTGTGTTAATATTATTTGAATCACCTGTTATTTCAAAATCCCATGTTAAATCATCTGATTCCCAATCAACATCAAAAATGTTTGAGCTTCCGATTAGTATCAAGTCGGCATTTAATCTTTCAGCTGATAAAGCATAACCTTGGTCTAGGTCAAACTGGTTGCTTGAACCTGTGACATCAAAGTTTATGTTTGAATCATCTGTACTACCGATGTATCCGATATTCCAATCTATTTTGTTTGAGTCTCCAGTAAAATCCATTTTGATATAACTATCATCAGATACAACTGGCCCAAATAAAATATTTGAATTACCTAAGAAATCTAAATCAAACTCTAAACCACTACCAGTGATTGCCATATTTGACGGTGAACCACCACTTGCATCGTCTCCACCAACTTTGTTTCCAAAACCGATTTGGTCGATGTAAAGTTTTAAGGTATCACCTTCTTGTTCAATTTTAATTTCGTTATCATCAGTGGCTTGTGCGAAAAGAATATTTGTCGACAATAATGCTATTATGCATAGACTAATTAGTTTCTTCATTTTCGTTTACCTCTTCTATTTTCCAATAGCCCCTGTCGTGGCCTTGGTATACTAATTCCAACACTGCAGCTTCAATTGCTGACCGTGTTGCGTAAGTCACTGATTCATTATTACCCACTCCGTCCTCGATTTCCACGAGTTGAGTTCCTTCCTCGATGAATCGGAAGACATCTCCACCCGAACCATATGATAAAATGGTCTTACGAGTTTGGACATTTAATAAAACTTCTCCAGTAAGAACTGATACAGCTCTCATAGAGATTGTCACAGCATCTTGTCGATACTGTTTACTAAAACCAATTCCTAGGGTTCGTGCGCCTCTTCCCCCAGTTTTGATATTAGAGTCATAACCAATTACACCACCCTCAATAATAATTCCAGCGAATAAGAGTGGTTGTATGCCTTCATCCGTTTGGTCGGTCTTCTTTGCATAATCTGACCTTGCAGAACGAATGATTTGCCTTTCTCGGACTAAATGGTCTATACCGTTTCTTTCAACGACACGGAACCATGTACCCCCTCCTGCTGTCTTGAGTGCGTCAATAACCATTTCGGTTGCACCTTGGGTGACTGCAGTTGAGAAACTTGCGATATTTTGTACTGATTTTCTTTGACCAGTTTTGTCTTGAAACTTATAAACTGCTACGATTGGTTTTTCTTTAGCAGGTGGAAGTTGTAATAATTCCAAATAAGCAGGAAGCTTAACAACCTCGGGATATTCTACACAAATGTATTTCCTTGATAGTTGTTTCTTGACTGCACTGTAGACATCTTTCTTTATTCCTTCGTCCCAACGACTACAGTCCTGTGGTTTATCAGACCATTGAGGGAATGAGGCACAACCCGACAATGCAATTACACATGCCAGTAATATAGCTCTGTACATTATCCTCCTCCATCACCACCGCCTGTGTCAGGGTCTTGTCCAAAGTTTCCTGTACCTACTGGTATCTCAACTACTGTTTCCGAACCATCTTCTGCGATGATTGTTAATCTAATAAACTCTGCACCTGATTCATCGGTAATAACTTCCCATGTAATTGTATTACCCTCTAAGATAAAGGAACCGAATCCAACTGGATTGTCATTTGCAAACATAGATTCTACTAGCTGTTTTGCAAATTGAGCATAGATTCTCGATTCGAGGTTCCTGATAAATTTTGCGAGCGTGGTATTTTCTGCCTCTCTTTCTGCAGCTTTTCTTGCAGCCTCGAGCGCATCTTCGATTGCTTTCTTCCTTGAGAACTCTTGATTCTCAATTGTAAGATAATGTGCGCCTGTTCCAACACCACTAAAGCTTGGATTTTTAAATTTGTGTACTATCTCATCTGCCAATACAGAATTAGATACTCCTAGTAGGAGTATAAAAGTAAAAAGTATAAAGGTAATTTTATAATTGTTCATTTTTTTGCGGCTCTCTTTTTCTTTTCATTCTCTTTATATTCTAGAACGACATCAACCTTTTGTTGTAATCTAATAAGGTCTTGGTCTAACATTCG